CGGAGACTTCACTGTCCGGCAGGGGCAGCGTGTCGGAGATGATCGGGGCGTTGCCCTGGGGCATCCAGGGGTGGACCTCGACCGAGACGCCCTTGCCGGTCACCTCGTTGATGATCGTGTTGACGACGTCGCCGAGGGTGACGCCGGTCAGCTGGTCCTGAGTGATCGTCATCCGGTAGTTGCTGGACGACGACGTCTTCAGGGAGTCGGACAACTGCTTGCGGTCGGTGCCGTTCAGGAGCGTCCGGTCCGGGTCCGCCTTCACGCTGTCGTACAGGGACGCGAAGGCCGCCTGCCACTCGCTGCCCGGGTTGCTGGTGGAGAGGGCGGCGTTGAGGCGGTTGACGTAGCCCGAGTCGGCGCCGGTGCAGATCGGCAGGATGCCGTCGTAGCCGGCGGTGTAGGCCGAGGTGTCCGCGGTGACCGAGGACGCGGCCGTGCCCGACGTGGGCAGCGCACCCTGCAGGGTGAAGCTGTTCGTTCCGGAACGGACGGCGAACCAGCGTGCGGCGTCGCCCGGGTCCGAGGAGCCGGTGGACACGTACACGCGCATACCGGTCGCTCCGGCCGGGAGCGTGACGGTGACGTCGACGACCTCCGAAGACGGGGCGACGTTCGCCGAGGACGACAGGACGGACTGGCCGAAGTCACCCGCGTCGCTGGTGACCTTGACGTAGATGTTCGTCGAGACGCCGGTCAGGGCCGTCTCGCCGGCACCGGCACTGCGCGCGGTGAGGGTGACACCGGTCGGTGCGGCCAGGGCACCGAGGAAGTTCCGGGCGCTGGTGCCGCGACCCAGGAGCAGCATGCGCTCCTCGAGGAGCATGCTCGAGTAGAGCAGGCTCGTGCGGGAGAGCTGGCGGATGTCCTGGTAGCCCTGGCCGGCGTACTGCGCGCTCCAGGTGACCGCGTCCGACACGCTGAACTGCGAGTAGGCGACGGTCTTGTCGTAGCCCGCGTACGAGATCTTCGGGCCGCGCGCGTAGTACAGGGCGTTGCCTGCGCCGGCGGGTGCGAAGTTCGTCTGCGTGGTGTCGACGATGCCGGGGTGGATGTTCGCGACGCTGCCGGTCGCGGTGCCCGTGAACCCGGAAATGACCTTGAACTGGTGGGCCAGGCCGATGCCCTTGCGGCGGGGCAGCCGGTTGCGGAGCGGGGTCGGCCGGGGGGTGAGCATCTTGGCCGGGGCCTCGAGGTCGTACGCCACCAGGCCCGTACTGACCGGGCTGGAGGTGGTGAGGTCCTTCATGAGGTCCGGCTGCGCCGTCTTCAGCGATTCCAGCATCGACTGGACAGACGACAGAGTGTCCGGGCTGATCGCCTTGGACATCTCCGGGGTGATGGCCTTGGACAGGGCGTCGTACGCCGTCGCCGGACCGCTGTCGAAGCTGATGCCGCGGCCTTCACCGAACGCGGCCGCGATGTCGGCCTGGTGAAGCGTGCGGGTGGGCGCCGTGTCCAGCGCCTTCATCAGCTCGTCGAAGCGCTCGCTGACTTCGGCGTTGCTGAGGGCGCGTGCTTCCGGGGCGTCCCCGAAGAGCACTTGTGCCTTGGGCAGAGCCATGGCCCTGCTCCTTTCATGGAAAAGCCCCCATACAAGGGGGGCGGGTTGAGCGTGTGTGGGGGCTGCCGACGGTCAGGCGTCGGCCTTCGCCAGGAGGGTGCGGCGCCGCTCGAGGTAGCCCTCGCGCAGGTCGCGGTCCGTGCAGCTGTCCGCCTTGGCGAGGAGGTCGTCGGCCTCGGCTCGCAGCTGGTCGGCGTCGGACTTGCGGGCTGCCTGTGCCTCTGCCGCGGTCCGGGTCAGCGCAGGGCCGCCCGGGACCGGCTGGGCCTTGAGCTCCTCGAGCGTCTGCGTCGCCTTCGTCAGCTCGCCCGTGAGCGTCTCGATGCGCTCCTCCTGGGCCTTGCTGACCTCTGCGACGGCGGACTTCACGAGCTCGGCCACAGCGGCCTTCGTCAGTGCCTCCGCGGGCTCTTGCCCTTCGGAGGCGGTGCTGGTCTCGGTGGTGGCCGCCGAGTCCACGCCCTGCCGGGTCGTGGTGTCGTCGGTCTTGGTGGCGGTGGCCTTGTCGGAGCGGTCCAGGGCGTGCGCGTCCTGCTCCATCTGTTCGCGCTCGTTGAACCACTTCAGTGCGCGGACGGCGTCGAGGAGAAGGCTGATGTCGAGGGCCTCGTGCAGGTTGCCCTGGGCCAGCGACTCGGCCTCACAGATGATGAGCTGGGCGATGCAGGCGATGGCCTGCGTCGCACTCGCCATGTCGGCCGCCTCGTCCTCGCCGCCCTCGTTGCCGGCATCCCCGGCGCCTGCGGCGCCTGCGGTGTCGCCGGTGTCAGCGGCGGTGGCGTCGGCCTTGGCGAGGTCGGGGCAGAGGGCACGGACGTCGCGCAGAACCTCTTCGGCCTTGGCGATGAGCGCGGCCTGGTCGTCCGTGCCCGCGTTCTGGCCTTCCTCGGCCTTCGTCGCGTTCTTCAGCGATCCGTCAGCGTTCCAGTTCGTGGGCACCATGCCCTCCAGTCCCAGGGCTCGCGCCCGCTTGATGATGTGCTTGCGGATGGCGTCATGCTCCGCGCCACCGCGGCCAACAGCCTTGATGGCCTTGCGGAGTTCGGCCTTGCTGCGGATCGGATAGGAGCCGTCCTCCATCGCCGCGCCCGACCTCGCTGCCCGCCGGCGGCCGGCTGCGGACAGGTCGGCCTTGGCGAGCTCGGCCAGGGCCTGCTCGACGCGCTCATCGACCAGGCCCTGGATCAGCCCCTCAGAGAAGGCAGCGCCCTCGACCTTGAGGAGGACCGACGGCGACACGATCACCGGGCTGTCCTCGGCGTCGTCAGCCTTGACGGCTTCCATGCTCACGGACGTGCCGGCGGCCGCGAGACTGGTGAGGGCCGTGCGGACGACTTCGGGCAGGAGGGCGTAGACGTCCTCGGCGATCCCGAAGGCCGCGGCGTCGCTCTTCTCGACGACGAGCGCGCCGTCGACGGCCTGAAGGTTCCCGGTCGCGCCGTCAGCCTTGGCGACTTCGAACAGCGTGGTCGGGTTGCAGGGGCGGTCGACGATCGAGACCTCGACGATGTCGCCGTCGACGACCTCCCCGCCGGGCGCGTCTGCCTTGCCGAGCTTGACCTTCGGGTTCTTGATCCCGACGCTGTAGCCCTTGAGGACCTTGTGCTTGACCTTCAGGCAGGCCACGGGGTCGACGATGTGGGAGGCGAGCATGTGCCCGCTGTCGCCGTCACCCTTGACGAGGCCGACCCCGACCCCCACCGCACGCTTGGCGTCGTGCTGCTCGCGTACGTTCGCGCCGTCGGCGAACCAGGCCGGCATCGCCTTGTCCAACCAGTCCGCGTTCAGACGCTGCCGGTCGCGGTCCAGGTGGGAAGAGGCGGCAGGCCCGTACACCATGAAGGTGCCGTCATCCTGTTCCTCGGCCTTGGTGATCGGCGCCCACGCGTAGGTGAGCTCGTCCATAGCTGCTCCTCTCTCGTGAGCGCCGCGCCACCCAGCGTTGCCGGGGTGGCAGGTCAGGTACCGAGGCCCTCGGGAAGCAGGGCGCATCGGCAGGAAGGGTGGCCTGGCGGCATTGCGTGGCCGCTGGGGAAGGCCTGGCTGAGGGGGATCGCACCGGCGCCTTCGTTGGTGAGGCACACCGGGCAGACGCGCTGGTCGACCGCGGTGAGCCAGGACTTCTGCCGGACGCCGTTGAGGCGGTAGGTGAACAGGCTCGCGGCGGATACGGCGCGCGCGATCTCGGTGACTGCGATGCGCTCGGCCCAGGCGGGATCGGCGAGGAGGTGCTCGATCGAGATCGCCGTGGTGTCGGCGCTGTCGCCTCGGGCGAGGGCGTCGGACAGTACCTTGGCCAGCCGGTCCATGCGGTTGGCGGCCACGTTGCGGATGACGATGCCGGCGTCGTCCAGCAGGGTCTGCAGCCCGTTGGCGGCGCCGGTGGGGCGTACGAGCCGGGCGGCGTCGGGGTCGCCGGGCCGCCACTTCGACCAGTCGACCGTGCTGTGGCCGGCCAGGACGGCCGTGGCGGAGCGCTCGCCGATGACGTAGCCGTCGGTCTGCACGTCCCGGATGATCAGCAGTGCCTGCACGAGGCTGATGCCTTGTGCGGTGAGCCAGCCGATCGCGTCGTGCCAGGGCGTGCCGGGCGGGCCGGCGTCGCCGGAGTTCTGCACGCCGGACAGGTCGGGTTCGTCGGCCTTGACGGTGATGCCGCGCTGGGCGATCCACCGTTCCGCGAGGGCCCGGGCGTCGATCGCGCCGCGCATCGCCTTGATGATGCGGGGCTTCCAGTAGGCGGCCGCGCGGAGGTCGGCACTCCAGCCTGGCCAGTCCCGGACGTTGTCAATATCCGGGGAAGATGATGCTTTTGGGTCGGCACCACCGCCGTCCGCAGCCGGGTCGGCGAACAGGACGATCTCGGTGTTGATGTCCGGCGCGTCGGCTTTGGTGACGTGGGTGAACGCGAACGGCCTGCGGGGGTTGGGGTTGCGGCGGGCCCAGCGGCGGAAGGCGGCGAGTTCCGTCTTGACGGCCTCGGCGCGCGCCTCGTCCTCCCCATCCCCCTCCTCGCCCTCGTTGTCCTCGTCCTCGTCGTCGGGGGTTTCCTCGTCGCCGGCCTGGGTGGTCTCGTCGCCGCCCTTGGGGGGTCCGACGACGGTGCCAGGGGCGGCCTGGTCCGCGGCTCCCTCGAGGAAGATGACGCCGCGGGTGGTGACGAGCATCGGCTTGTCGGCTTCGGGGAAGTCGTAGCGGGGCTTGCCCGCCCGGTCCCGGGCCTCGTTGAGGGTGAGCCGGGCGGTCTTGTAGCGGGCCTCGTCCACGGCGTCCGCGGCGGCTTCGTCCTCTTCCTCCAGGCCGAGGAACGCGAACTCGAGGTCGCGGTGCATGCCGAGGTGGAGGCGCAGGATGTCGGTGACGGTCTCCTGCAGCCACCGCACGGTGGGCAGGGTGCCTTTGCGGCGCTGGACGTCGGCCTGGCCCTCGTGCCAGCCCGTCGAGCCGAGGCCGCCCTGTTCGGTGAACCCGAACTCCGCGATGGTGGTGTCGAAGTGCGCCACCATCAGCTTGATCAGGAACAGGTCGTACTCCGGCCGGTACCGCTCGGCAGCATCGGACTGCTGCCCCAGCTCCATGCCCGGCGGCAGGATCCGCAGCCGGTGACGCGCCCCTGACGCCCCGTAGGTGTCGTTGAGGAAGGTCTCGTAGTCCTTGATCTGCGCGGGCGTCCAGCCGCTGGCCCCGTTGTTGGTGACCAGAGCGGACGGGACGGTGCCGTCGTCGTACTCGGACTTGATCCACGCGCGGCGCTTGAGCCAGACGTCCAGGTCCTCCAGGCACTGCTCGACAGCGCTGTACCCGTACGGGGTGTGGGCGCGCACGTTG